TCCTGCGTAGTGGCAGTAACCTCAATACCCGACCGGGTGTTAGAAACCGTCTGCGAGTTGGAGATAATGTCACAATCGCTGATTGTGGTATTCACAGCGCCGTTAATCAGACGAATACCAGCCAGGCCGTTATGGAGAATCTTGCATCCAAGCAGCTTGATACCGGCCATAATACCGCCAGCACCAGAACCGTCGATAAGAACTCCGTAGTTGGTGGCCGTGCCAGCCCAGCAATTTGTAAGCGTAACACCAGCAATGTCACCAGAGCCGTTGGTGAAGTGGATGGTATTGTCAGAGCAGGTATCAAACTCTGCTGCTGAAAGGAAGCCCCACCGGCACTGCCGTCCAGAGCCGGGGTTAACCATAAAGCCTGTAACGAAGTGCTCGAAGTCACAGTTATGGATGACCAGGTTTTCCCCGCCAGTCCAGTTAATCCCGTTACCGGCGTTGGTGATAACCGGGTTGTCTGCAATACAGTTCGTGATATACAGGTCGAACCCTGCGCCCAGGTCAGAGTCATACGCGATGGCATCGCCCGTAGTGTCACGAAACTCATCGTCCGTAATCCACGTGCAAGTGGAATTATGGACGTGGATGCAGAAGTATTGGTGATAGAACCGGCAACGCTCGATCTTGGTTCGGAAACCCTTGGTGATGTCAACCGCCGCATTAGCGGTCTTCTGGGTTGCGCTGTCAAAAAGAATGTCGTAGACATTACAGTCACCGATCGTGTTAGTCCCGTCGCCAAGCTGTAGCATGACGTTTGCGGCATTGCCCGTGACAGACTTAAGTATGGTGTTTTGCGCACCTGCGCCCATCAGGGTAGTCCCGCTAACAGTCATATTCAGCGTGGCATTAGTCCAGAACGTACCGCCCCGGAGTATGATCAGGCCACCCGTGTTCAGGGCAGACTGGATTGCGGCAGTATCGGTAGCGCCCGTAGAGTCACCGGATGCAGTAAGACTTACTGCCCCTAGCACATCACTTAGGGCGATCTTCTTCGTAGTACCCGAAGCGGCCATCGACGTGTCGCTGACATCGACAATCAGCATCATGTCGGTAGGTGCCGGGGTGGTAAGAGCGCTATAGGCAGTAAGCTTACTCACATCGAATCCTTACTCAAAAGTCCTATAAATTACTTAGAGGTTGCGTCCTTTGCGGCACGGGACGGGCGACCGGAGCCAGAAGCCGCCTTAGTTGCAGAAGGCTTGGACTTATCACTACCGTCTGCGTCTGCCGGGGCTTCCTGTACTGTCTTGATGACACGCGGACCCGTCCGCTCGAAGGGAGCCATTTCCATCTTCTCGCCAGTCTCAGGATCGACGCCTGCCTGACGAAGCTGGTGCGCAAGCTCCTGCTTCTTAGCAATTTCCTCAGTGGCCGCGTGCTTCCGCTTAAGGCCAGCCAGTTCTGCTTCGTTCATAAGTTAATCTCCTAGTGGGTAGATATCCACCGTGTTAGTTACGTTGGTGTTGGAGGAATATACGACTCGGACATATCTGTACTTCTGCGCAGCCTTGATTACCTTCACGACCGTTGTTGCAGAAGTCAGAGTGAACGTAGAAGAACTAAATGAAGTCGGAGCCGAAGAGTCTGCATACAGCAGATTTGACCAATTGGACTTGTCTACCGATCCTTGAATCTGGTAGGTGCAAGTAGGAGTTGAGCCCACCGTTGTTACGATTCGTACCAGCGTTGGCTCTCGAACGTTCTCCCCGGCTACACCTGAATTCTGGAAGTCGAAAACCTCAGAATTCCCGGTGCCCGTCTGAGCCTCGGAAATGACCGTGCCGACCTGGAAGCCAGCTAGCGTCGGAGAACTTATGCCTGCTGTCAGCAGACGATATGTTAGCTCCGTGATAAGAGCCGCATTCTGGGTCCGTACCGTGGAATCCGCAAGCTGAAACCGGGTGTAACGTTCCTTAAGCTGATCTACAACTTCCGTGTTGGAATCAGCTTCATCGAAGAATCGGTTGCCTCGCTGGCTGATTAGGTTTAGGCCAGCTTCGTCTAGGACTGTGGCCATAATCAGCAGCTCCTATTAGTCACCAAACGGGATGACAGCGGTCGTAATCGTGACGTTGGTGTTAGCGCTATACGTGACCTTGAGATAGCGCCATACCTGACCAGGCTTAATCAGCTTCGCTACAGTAGTCGCCGTGGTGATGACGAACGTCGAGCTTACGAAAGTGCTCGGGGTAGCGGAGTCGGCGTAGAGCAGGTTAAAGAACGTAGAGTTGTCCTTTGAACCCTTGATCTGAAAAGTACACGTAGGGGTCGCGCCTATGGTGGTCGTAATCTTGACCATTGCACCTTCACGACCGGCCTTGTTATTGCCGAAGTCGAAAGTATTGGTAGAGTCTGCGCTGCCGGTCTGAGCATTCGACAGAGTAAACGTAGTTGGGAATCCGGTCAGCGACGGAGTAATAGCGTTAGCATTAAGCCGAAACTGCTGTTCGCTGATCTTAGGGGCGACCTGAACCTGAGTAGTTGCATCCTCAAGGCTCATTTCCAGCCACTTCTTGTAATTGACATCAGTAAGTGCCATTATGCAATTCCTTCCAGAGCATCCTTCATGCTGTAATTGATATGGACTGCATTGGTATCCCACTCGACTGGAACCCTTTTTCCAGACACCTTCCGATACCACACGTCAAAAGTTGAGTCCAAGAATGACTCGTAATCGCCACGAGCCTTCAAATAATCGGTGAATTCCACGATGGTCCAACGTGGAAGGTAAATCATGCCAAAACCGTAGTAGTCACAGAATGGCTCGCCCGGTTCAAGGCTTTCCCGCCCCAAGGGCATTTGCTTGAATACCAGCCAGGTATCCTTAAACTTAGCGTCAGGATTCCCGCGCTGTACTCGGGTGGGGTTGATCATGGTTGGAGCTACCCGAACTATGTCAGGTTCCGCCAGGCACTTACGAGCGAAAGCCCTAAGTTCATTCCTGCCAACGGCTACATCCCAATCAAGGTGGATAACGTCATCGTCCATATCGCGAAGCGGCCGGTAGTCTACAGCCTTAATGTAAACCTTCTCGGAGTTATCAACGACATGAGAGTGGAATTCAGCCGGTGTTACACGAGGCCAGCTCCTAACGACCTTCATTCGAGCCCTCTTTGCTCAGCCCAATCGGGCGGGTAGTAATGGTGATGATTAACCTCGCCGTGGACATGCGGCGAGAATGTAATGCACCTGCTCAGGATGGAAAAAGAAATACGAGTGTCCAGATAGCGCCAGCAACCAGCCCCATTGCACAAGTCGCAGACCATAGTCGGAATGTCGGGACCGCAGAAAGCCTCTGTAGGAACCTGTCGCTGCAACTCCACCGAAAACTTGGCGCAACCCAGCCCGACAGAACAATAAGCCTGATAAGGCTCCGGGTAGTTGTAGTACGCATAAGTACACCACGGTTCGTCACATGACGCGAAACTAGGGGTGACCTTAGCCGTTATCTCTTTGTCGCCCTCTATGACAACCAGGTCGTCTTTTCCCCAGCGCGAAGCGATAGCTTCGTTATAGCCGAACAAGCCCGGAGTTTCCACAAGCTCAGCATCAGGCGCAAACTTAGCTATCGCCTCAAGCGCTTTCGGGTGGGGGTTAGAGGAATAACAGAATATGACGCGCATTACAGAACGCGAGTAAGGCCCACGACCAGTAGTACAATAAGGACCGCCAGAGCGATCCACCAGAGCGCATGAAGCGCGAAGCCGAACCCACCGAAAAGCAGGATCAGCAGAATAAGAGCTAGCAGAAGTAGCATGACAATTTTTCCTTACGCTAGTGGGTCGTATGCCTGAGCGATATTCTTTGCTACAATCTTCGCCGTAGCATTATCAGCACACGTAATATTGATAACGGCATCCCCATTGATAAAGGACAGTCCTACGTTACTGGCAGACACCTGAATTGCAGAAACATTATCCATATTGACGTAATGATCCGTACCGACAACGAGAAAATTATTAGACTTTGCAGCCATTCATAACCTCCACAGGAAATTTCATTATCTGAACTGCACCCCGAAGGTTCCGGCACAAGGCCGGAACCCCAGAGAACGATTCAGAGAACCATTGATTAGAAGCCGCTTGGTGCCGCGAGGCCCAGGCCGGTTACCTTCTGCGTGGCATTCGTGTACCGCTCGTAGGTGAAAGCGAAGTACGAGTAGACCACGAGCAGGACGCCAAGAGACGCTGCCGCAGGCTGCTCTGCACGAATGTAGACCGGGTTGCCCTGGTCTTCCCAGAGGTGGCACTCAACATCAGGCACGACGTAAATCTCATCCTGGTTGGTGGCGGTACCACCGTTAGTCAGAATGTTTGCGTCGGTGACGACCTTAAGGCCGCTAGGCAGAACACCGTGAACGCCCGTGTTATACGGGGCCGCAGTGTTAGTACCTTCGGCACGCGGGTCAACGCCCGGCTGAGTGAACGCAGGCCACTGGGTAGTCAGAAGCGACTGGAGCCAGAACCACCGGCGAGGGTGCATAATGGCGTAGGTCGGGTGAGCCATACCCAGAGTTGCGGTTTCCGACTGAGACGCAGCACCCAGAATTGCCGGGTAAATGTGCGCCAGGTCGGCCACCGTAGCCACGCCCGACACGTTGTTAGCAACGTTGGTCAGACCGTGGGTAGCTGCATTAAGCATGGTACTGTCAAGCAGGGTCGCGTGCTGCCGGAAAAGGTCCTGCATTACGACATCCTCGATACCGTACCCACGCTCAATCGCCTGCCGGGAAATGGTCTGCTGGCCCAGTGCGGTCTGCACGTTAATGGTCAGCAGAGTGTCATCCATAGCAGTCGGAGTAGCCTGAGCCGCGTTCTCAGAGGTCTGCAACTCGACCTTAGAAGCGGTGGTAATCCGAGAGATGTTCAGCGACATACCAGAAGCAGGCAGCGGGTGCTTGTTACAAATGTCTGCGAACGGACGCAGGTTTGCAACGTGCGGGGCCACCATGTCAACAAGGTACTGCGGAACAACCAGACCAGAGAATGCGCCAGTGCCGACCTCGCCAGCACGAAGCTCCTGACCCTGCTGAGCGCGGTCCACCATTTCCTCCCGCATGTGCTGCTGTAGCCGACCAGCCGCACGCACGTCATTCGTGGTGTACTGCTTCACAATGTCATTCAGGAACATCTTACCCGTGGGGTCATTCCCCCGGTGGTAAGTCCTTTCCTCACGACCAACAGAGACGCTAGCGGTGCGGGCTGCCGTTCGAGGCAGGCCCTCCGGTGCAGTAGCGTGCTCAAGGTCGTCATCGGTACGAGCCTCATCAGCCTGGACCTGACGCGCCTTAGCCAGCTTCCGCTTAATGGAAGCCTGATCCACCCGCGCATTCTGCACGGTTTCCTTGAGCGAGGCGAAACGGCTGTCATCCTCGGGAGACAGGTCCGAACGCATTTCCTGCTGCGCGGTAACGAGCAGAAGCTCCATTTCCTTCCGCGCACGCAGCTCGCGCTGCTCGGCTGCCTCAAGCTCAATCTCGATCGAGGCAACCAGTTCCTTAATATTCATCAGAGCGAATACCCTTTCATTACTCTAATTACGGAAAACCTAAATAAGCCCTGTGCTTATTTAGGGCCTGCAACGAACGCATTTCGCTCTGACTGGCGGTCTAATGCGGTTCTAACTATTGGCGTGATCAGCGCCAATTGACGGCCTGACTACCGTCGTAAAAATCCGATGATCTGACTGTCATCGGTAAGTATTAGTCGATATCAGAAGTACGATCTAGCTGGGCTAGCTGCCTCTGATAATCCTTAGTGAGAGTGCGGAATTCACGCATGGCCAGGTCCACCGAACGGGTCTTAGGAGTTTCGGGACCGTCAACCAGTTCCTCATCCTCATCGTCCATTGCCATACGGGCCTGGACATCCTCAGCCACAGAGGCATACAGATCGGCATTGCGCCGGATAAGAGCCGTAGCCGCTGCCTGGTACTCGGGAATAAGCGAGGCTGCATCGCTGCGCCGTGCCACCCGGTTAATAGCCTCGCGAATGACTACCTCGGGCATGTGCTCAAGATCATCCAGCCATTCCGATGCACGGGCCTGAATGCTCGTGAACGGGTTAGCGCCGAAGTTAACCGCCGAGACATCGCCACGGTTAATGTCAAGCTGCTTGAGCGAAAGCTGGGTGTAATCCTCATCCCAGGCGTATTCGTCAATGCGGAATGCAAACGACATTTCCTCAACGTCATGGTCATCAATAGCTGCTGCCAGGTCACGAACGTCCTGCCGGTCGGCATTAAGCCAAGCCTGGATATTAAGGCCGGTAGAGTCGCTACGCAGGATCAGAGTTGGATTGCCGTTGCGCGACCGCGAACGGGCCATTGCCACGCCAGCATGGTTAACCAGGAATGCAACATCGGGGCTGCCAGCAAGAGAACGGTCTAGGGCGTGAGGCTCAACAAGCTCGGTGTAAGGCCCAGCCTTGTCCCACATTTCATAACCACGGTTGTAAACGGTGGCATAGCCCTCGACCTCATAAACGGTGCGACTGCCGTCCTTGATAAACTTGCCGCGAAGCTCGGACGAGAACGACCGACGCCGCAGCTCGCCACCGGGAACCTCCCGGCAATGCTCAAGACGGTACATACGCATTTCGTTAAGTGCGGAGCTGCGATTCTTTTCTGCTTCCTGTACTTGCTTCATAAGGCCCTCAAGCTTGCTTTGTGCTTCGGCCTTATTTGTAAGGCCCTGAGTTTGCGGAAGCCGCGAGAGGGCATTCCTTACGCCCGCTGCATTAGGGGCACTAGATGGTGAATAGCGATATGGCAGTGCGTGCGAAGACTGCTTCGACGGATCGCCTGCCTTCTTACCGGCGCAAATCGCGTTGTAAAATGCGGCAGGATCGTCTGCCTTAGCGCCCGCAGACATAGCCTTGCTACCATCCCAAGCACTAAAATCAATGTTAGCCATTGCTTTCAGCTCCAATGTCGATCTGATTGTCAACTGCTGGATTAGAGTTGGGGTCCTGTGGGTCGCCTGGCAGAATTGCCGCCTTACCGTGGACGAGTCCAGCCTTGAAGTATTCCTCGTACTGCGATTCGCTGAGCGGATCACGCCCGAAGATGGCACGTCCCTCATTCGGGGTAAGAATTCGTGCCTGAATCTGGGTATTCACCCAGTTAGCCCTAGTCTCAGGGTCCATACGCATGAGGTAATCGGTGTCAAACTCAAAGAACCTCGGTTGCGGCAACATGTCGGTCAATGCCGCTTCGCGGCGAGTGATCGTCGGTCCTAGGTGCATTACCAAGAACTGCAAGTTGCGCTGAACGACGTTGGCGTAAGTAATGTTGGAACTGCCGCCAACCGCAGCGTCAAGAAGGTCCGCAGGGCAGTTAAAGAACCGGGCTACATCGACTAGGCTGAGCTTTGAGCCCTCAATCCAGTCCGCAGAAGCTTCCTGCGCCTGTAGGAGCTTATATTCCCAGTCGTTACCGTGGATGAAAGGCTCATCCATTGCCTGCGAAGCTTTCCACGACTCGGCTACAACCGCAGCCTCTTTGCCGTTGATCTTCTTTTCAGTGTTCTGCAAGCTCGAACGGGGGCCGCTTCCGCTGGTAAACCATTCGGTTGCGAAGTCCTGAATCGAGCGATACTGCTCAAGGGTGTAAGCCGAATACATTACTGGCGACAGGCCCAGAGGAAAGCCAGGGATCACATACTGCTTTTCATGCCAGATAACTTCCGGCTTGTAAGTAACTCCGCTGATCTTCCATTCGGTAATCTCATCGCCGTCAGCCTTACAAGAAACCGTCGAGCTGGGAACTAGCTGAATCTTTGCGGGAATCTTTGTGCGACTATCCCATTCCTTGATGATGCCGACTGAGTTACCCGATCGGTCTAGCTCAACCTGCGATGCATACAAGAAATGAAGGAAATCTACTCCCCGCATAACCGGAGAGGGTGAAGCGTCTAGCTGATATGGGAGGTTTTCGTCGGGCAGAAGAAGGTTGCGGTAAACTCGCCACGGGAGCGTAGAAACCAGGTCGGCCCGCATTCGGATAGCAGCCCATACTGCCGAATTCTTCATCGCTTCGTCCGACGAAACCGGAGCTGCGCCGGTACCGGACATAAAACGACGGGGAACAAGGTCCTGGGATGATGTAATGCCCCAAAGGCTGCCGGAAAATATTCCAGTCCCCAGTGTGCTACGCTTCTGCCTGCCACTTTGGAATAGTCGGCCCATTAAGACCTACTATCCAGCGCGGCCAGGATCAGCAGAAAGCCTCCGACGATAAAACCAGCGGGGAGGAAAATCAGCGACACGCCATACGCGATAAGTGCCGCGCCTGCGAGTGCTACGATTGCCGCTCCGTTGATAGCTGCCCGGAAACGCTTGCTAACCTCTCGCGCCTTAGAAAGTGATGCCTGCATTGGCTAGCTCCTTAAGGTCCTTTTCATTAATCAAGCCGCGTTCGTACAGCCGCTTGATGTCTTGCGGACCATATTGACCGGCCATGTAAAGTTGAATGATTCGCTGGACGTTGAAATAGACTGAATCGGCAGCGTCGTAATCCTGCTCCGTTCCGAATTTCAGGTACCCCCAATGGGCGAAAGTGGCTGCGAATAGCGGTGCCTGGTCTGAGCCCGCATTGATCCGGTCGAATGCTCGTGAGTCTGAGAGCTTGCGCCAGTCAGCACCAGCCAGCGAAGTCTTAAGGCTTGCCTGGCCGTAATGCCTCAGCGTGTCGTCTCGGAAAGCGTCGTAGATAAGGCCGCAGGCATGAGCGACTTCCGCCGCCTGCAACGTCTCGACAGTGATTCCCTTGATTTTCTCAATCTCGGTGATTACTGATCCGGCTGATGCACGCTTGTCCACGATCCACCGGGCAGGCTTCCAAGCCTCCTGAATGGCCTTGACGCGACCTACGACCCAG